GTTGGGAACATTCCAACAAATTGATATTGCTTCAAGGAATTACCAGCCTTACCAAATTGCGTAACTTGACCATCTACGGTATAACCCAATGGAGTACCTGCCGCTGGATTACGAATATTTAGATTGTGACTATTAATGCCACTCATCCAACGTTCGAATGCATTACGGGCTACAAAATCTTCATCATTAATGACTGTGATTGACCAGTCAGCAAATGTGCGATTACCCACAAATTTTAATTCACGTCCAAAATATGTCATAGGCACAACACCCAGAGTTGCTCCTGGAAGTTGTGCTGTCTTACACATGAATGTTAATTTAGTTTGTGCGTTTCCTGGTAATGAGAACGCAGGAAACGGCATACTTACCTCAAATAGATTTGGGCGGGCACCGTCACCTTGTAACTGTGCACGGAACTGATTTACATTAAATGCCATTTATTTTCTCCTGTTTCTCTCTATTTAGAACGAACCTACAACTTCATTGAACTGTACGCCTGAACGAACGGCAACAAAGTTCAACTGAATGAAGTTGATTGATCGTGCTGGTTTGATATAAATGTCACCAATAAACTGATTTGAATCAATAACTTGTGCAGTGTTGTTTGTTGTATCACAAACCACTTTGAAGTCAGTAATACCACGGCGACCTTGTACATCACGCAAGAATGGTTCTACAATTGCTACAAACTGAGCACGGGTAAATTGATCATTGAATTCAAATAATGAGAAACGTGCTGCACGACTAATTGCTTTTTCAAGTACAATGAACAAACGACGAACATTAATACGATCAAATGCACTTGGTTTAGAAAGCATTGTCTTATCACCAAACAGAACTGTACCTTCGCCTGGAAAAGAAACAACTGGATTGATACCTGCAACATATAAAGTATCACGCTCAGTTTTATTTGGATTCCAAGCAAGTTTAACTACGTTTTTAATTACGCCACGATTCAAACCACCTGGTGAGAACCAAGGATCACGTTCGGTATCTGTACGTACACACAGACCAGCAATGTCACCGTTTAGAGGAATCCAACGATAGAGGTCTGCGTATTTGTCGTATTGATATTTGTAACCAGAATCGATTACAGCATAAGAAGATGAAGTCAGAGCATTTCGGAAAGTAACTGCTGCGGCTGCTTCACTACCTGGATTGTTTACAACACTTGCTTTAGTTGGCGAAATGAATGCTACACAATCTTTACGTGATTCTACGATGTTGCTGATAACATAAGTAGCAATCGTTGAGTTACCTGTACCAGTAACTGCTAAAGAAATATCAACTGCTTCAGCATTCTTGAACAGATCCCAACCTGAAGTAATTTGTGATGTACTAATTGTACCATCAGTACCACCAGACAATGAGAATGTAACATTACCTGTTAGTGTTTTAAATGCTGTTGTGTTTGCTGTTGAACCCCATGCTGTACCTGTAGCCAAATTTGCAGTGGCAGGATGTGCAAGCCAATGAATGTATTGTGATTGAGCAGCAATTACATTTTTGTAGTAATTTGAATTACCTGAATCATCTTTTGCATCAGATGCTTTGGAAACAAATGCATATTTTTCCAGAACTGTGTTTGCTGTACCTGAGAACAACCCATCTTCATCAACAACTACGATATGAATTTCATCATTCGCCCATGTGTTACCTTTGGATGCGACATAAGTTGATGTGTTTGGAGATGTGGTAAACTGAGAAGCGTATGCCCATCCAGTATAAGTATTACCATCTGCCATAGAAACTTTTAATGAGTTGCCTAACACACCAGGAAAACGAGCAGCCCATCCATTGTTTGTACCGTCTGCATTACCTTGCTGATTTGCTAACCAATCATCACTGTTTTTAATTAAAATACCAATACCACTGTTTGCAGTAGCATTGTTTGAACGTGTTGCTGCTGCGGTATCTACTGCACGAACTACTTTTAAATTGTTTCCGTATGCTAGAAAGTTTGATGCTGAGAACCAATACTCATAATTTGTACTATCTGGTTTACCGAACGTGCTTACTAAGCGTGTTTCATCGGAAATAGTTGTAACTTCACTGCATGGTCCCCAAGCAAAAGGTCCTACAAATGCTCCTGTAGAAGTAGCAACGGAAGGTATAACTGTGGTCAGATCGATTTCTGATACATTTACACCCGCTGATAATTGAAATGCCATTGGATTTCTCCTTTAATTGTTGGGTCAATTGTCTTTGATAGTCTATTTAGTTTTTTACAACCTTGACATTGGAAATCCTCGCTTCTCAGCAAAGTGCCAACGGTCATCACCATCATCTTCAACTTCTTCCTGGAGACCATTCTCTATGAATCCAAATGGAGTCATGGTCTCATCAATCAACATATTCTGTTCGTCCAGCATCATCTTACGGATGTCAATATTAGTAGAATCTTTGAAGAAAGACTGTGCTGTCAACCAAGAAAATAACACCAATCCCATCACAATATCATCGTTGCTGCCCTCTTCGGCAGCATAGGAATCCCTTACTCGGACAAAGGTATTCATCTCATTGATGGTGTCAAAGTCATTAATAATCAACTTGTCGTTCTCTACCAGAGTCTTTAAGTTGGCACAACCAATCTTTTTGACCGACTTGGTAGTCTTAATACCAAACGAAGTTGATCTTTTAAATCCAGAAGAGATGGACTGGCCTTTAATGTGGTGCTGTTCGGTCTTGTATATGTTCTCATACTCTAGGTCATAGTGGAGAATGTCTACCACTTGCTGACCAATATTGTTTGTTTCTACCAGTACAAATGCTTCATTGTATCGTTTGGCAATTGAGTAAATGACTGTCGGAAAGAACAACAGTGGTAGTTTATTGTTTCGGTATCGTGCCACCTGTTTATATGGTGCCTGTGTGGCATCAAGAACATTAATGGTAGAATAGTCCATGTTCACACCTTCCGAACAGTCTACCGTGGCAATGTATAGATGACCAGGTATAGGTTGTTCGTAGATGTTGAAATTCTCTTCCATCGCAATCGGATCATGAAATGCCAACGACCTCAGTTTACTTCCTGATATCAGTGTAGCATTAGAACCAATAAACTCTGTTTCAAATTCTTGTCGGAACTGTTCTTCAGAAGTGTTTCGTATCGTCTCTTCTTTCCATAATAAGTCACGCCCTGGAACTTGTGACCAGTGAACTTCAAGTGTCTTATATGTTGAACGTTTTTCAATGGCATCTGTCCACATCTTGTAGAATAGATTCAATCCATTAGGAGTTGAAACAATAATTACTTTAGATGTTTGACCAGAAGAGATAACAGGATACGTTGACGTAAAGAACTCAACTGCCATGTTATGTGGAACGAATGCAAACTCATCCAAAAAGATTAAGTTATATGTACCACCACGAACACCTGCTGCTGATGTGGCATACGCAAATATCTTAGAACCGTTCTCTAACTCTAAAGAACCTTTGTTCCATGTCATGATACCTTGCTGAAGCCACTGTGGCAAGTATTCATATGCTTTTTGAATACGACTTAGAATATCACGTGCCAACTGACCTTTGTTAGCAAGAATACCGATTGTATATTCTTCATTGAAGATTGCTGCCCAAAGCATGTAACCAACAGTTGTGGTTGTTTTACCAACTTGTCGAGGCATCTTAGCAATGGTAAAACGATTCTCATGAAAAGTACGTACCATGTCCTCTTGAAAATTCCACATATCAAATGGAATAAGGCCACGGTCAACGTTGACAATCTTGACGTAAGTTTTAATGAAGTATACAGGATCATCTGCACACTTCGCAATTTCTAATACTTGTTCTTCAGTATAGGATAGTTCAGTGCCTATTCTTTTTAGGCGAGCATTACCAAGGTATCCGTCATCCATTTTATTTAATGATGCTTCTCAACATCCATCCATGTTTTTGATGTGCATCTAAAAGGTCTTGTAAGAAGTTACCAACAGCAGGTTCGTTAGCACCATCGGCAGCAACAATACCAGCACGAAGATGCATAATGAAACGGTCGTTATCGGCAGCAAGATCACGCATCATTGCAATACCATCTGGTATGTTTGTTGCTTCTTGTAAATCTGCAAGTTCAAGCATACGTGCAAGTGAACCTGGTGCATATGAATTCAATGCACGAAGATGTTCTGCAATAGAATCTGTCTGGCCAAATACAGAATTATAAAATGAATCTAGGAAAGAATGGTACTGTGGGAAGTTTGGTCCCTCAATGTTCCAATGGTATCCATGTGCTTTCAAATACAAAGCAAAGTTTGTACCTAAAATTGTTTTGAGTTGATTGATAAGTGTTTCCATTACGTTTCCTGTTTTTGAGTTTTAAGCATCTTTACCAGTTCTGCGGTAGAACCAACGAACACTGCTTTATCTATGCTTAGATTATTTTGCGATTCCGCTTTAGGTGCTAAATCTTTTTTACGTTTCTGTATCTCAAGCAAGTCTTTATTCATGTCGGCTAAGTTCTTCATCAGACCAGATAAGACTTCAAATGCACGTGGATGTTGACCATCTCTTGCTATTAACATCAATTCATTTACCGCTTGATTGCCTTGAGTTACCAGTTCACGAATATTCTCTCTTGCAAAGTCTGCATCAGCATTCACTGGATCAGCATACTCTACTACAGCAGGTAACGTTTCTACTTTTAGTTCTTCTCGGATAGGTTCAACATCAAATATCTCAGAAAGATTTGCATTTAGTTTTTTCATAATGTAATGTTAGGAAATTCTTTTATTGTTTCGAGGAATCCGAATTCATCTCCAAGAGCAGCAGTTCCTGGATTGGTAGTAGTTTTTATCTGTGCAACATTTAGAGAGTTAATATCCGTGACTGCAACGTTATATGATGCTCCAGAATAATCACCAGTAAGTTTATTACCAACTTTAATAATTTCATTAGCACCAGATATGACTAATATACCAGACGAACTATTACTAAAGTAATCTACTGTACCAAATAGAACATTATCATTAGCACGAACAGTTTCACCTTGAGCAAACACACCATTACCATTAGCATAATCAACATATACTTTTTGTATATTTTTGTTGGTCAAATCAATCATGGTATTAGTATTTGAAGATTTAATATACTTACCAGAATGAACTGGTGGCCATATATAACTCTTGGCAGTAAATGTCAAGTCCCAAAGAATTAATCGTGTGGAACCTTCGTTCAGTGCACCCTCATACTCTACAGTTGATGCTACCGAATCTAGTATAATAGGTACATTATACTTTTGATCCATTTCAGGTATAAAGTCTACAGTAACATTAAAGTCTGGCGTAAAAAATGGTAGAATCTGTTCTAGTATCTGTGTGCCATCTTCGGTGTTACGAACATAGATCGACAATGAAAATTGAAAGTTATATGGTATAGGTACAAACTGTGTGCTTACTGAAGTGTTATCTTGTTTAGCAAAGTTCATCAACGTTGAAACTTGTTTTCGTTGAGCATCATATTCCAAACTGTCAAGATTAAATGACATGCGTGGAACAATAGTATTAATTGATCTAGTCAGAGTAGGATCAGAAGTGATTGCTGTTAGAAAACGTTCTTTTGGTGAATATGTAAGCGGTACTTTCCATTTTTCTTTTGGCACACCTGCTTGAGTGTATCGTACAATCTCTAAGTCATTAAAGAGTGTACCAAATACAACAACCATCTTTCGAATGGTACGATGATAGAACTGAGCATTACCTAACATTACGGTTCTCCAAACGGATTGTGTTCCGTAAAGTCGATAATGCCATCTGAACCTGCTTCAATACGAGCATTGTCAAAAATATCCTCAAATGGTGTATTCATTGTGGCAGTATCAGAAATCACATTGATTGTCCATTGTGCGCTGCTTGTATTACCTTTAACTATACCTGTTGTGAAGTCACCTTGAACTCGATAGACTTCTATAAACTGACCAGCAACATAATCATGAACAACTGCTTGAGCATTTGCTGATGCTAAACTAGAACCTTGATATACAATTTCATCATTAACGTATTTGCCTGTACCACCAGCAGATAAGAACAGTCTTGTTTTTGGATAGTAATCAACAATCTGTTCATCGATCATCTTAATGCCAGTTTCAATAATCTCATTGGAGAATACATACTGTTTCATCTTTAGTGCATACACATATACATTACCACCACGACCACGACCTAATGTATAGAACATGGTTTGTTGATCTTCATGTTCAACAAATGTAATCTCAAAGAAGTTATTGAGTAATGGTACAAATATTAAATCGCCCTCACGTGGACGAACATAACCATTTACGGCATAACGGAATCGTAGGCGTGATACCAACAGAGTTACTTCATCACGAATTTCTAAACCAAATTTAGAAATAAAATCTTGCTCACCATCCATACCCGAAACGTTCTCTAGGTACATTTCAATTGGATGAGCAGTGCGGTATTCTTTAAGTGTATCTTCACCGTATAGATAATCTACTTGATCACGTGTGGTACGTGGTAGATAATAAACATCCATGCCATATATTTTCAATTCCTCAATAACCAAGTCCTCAACGAGCAGTTGCTCGGAAGTTATCTGGTTCGCAGGAAAGTTATTGAAGTAAAAGTTAGTTGCCACAATTATCCAGTCAGGATTTCAGACGGCAATGAACCCATCATGTAGATTTCTTCTTCCATCTTATCAATCTCTGCCACTGCTTCATCATAAATTACTTGACCATTTAATGTGACACCACCTGGCATTTGAATACCAGCAAACTTTTTCAGATTAGAACCCCATTGACGTTTAATCAATGCGGTGGCATACTTCTTTAGAAACCTATCATTCCAAACATCAGTAACACCTTCGATTACCGCAGTTGCATTTGTATAAGTTATTGCTGGATTACCGAGTAACTCTAAAGACGTAGGAGTTGAAACTTTTCTTACTTGTTTTTGTTCAGTACCAATTGTGATGAAATCAAAATCAACAAGTTCTTGATCAAACTTTGTACCTGTACCTGTAACTGTATTAGAACCTGGCGCACACGATAAAGTACCAGTCAGTGTGATTGTTTCTGGTTCTAATGCACGATAGCATTCAATAATAACATAGTTGCCTGGTTGAACATCACGTGTCCAATCGATGTCTAAGAATACTTTATTCTGATGACGATTGAATCTAAACTGTGGAGTACCAGAGAATAATAGATTTAATGTACGTAAGTGTTGCATGGTAATTTCATATGACACATACGATACCGATGTGAAGTCATAGAGGTCATGCAATCGTAATTGATAACGCAAGTCAAACATATTGACTGAGGCGTTTGAAGCATCAAATGGAAATACACCAGTTACAAATGTAACGGCATCAGGTGCGTAAATCCAACGGCGATTAATATCTTC